GCTAATACGCCGGCGGCTATGAATATTGCTGACACTATTACTGGTGTTGGCTGTATTGATAGAAATTCAATACAAGGCATTGGTACGGATGTATTGTTTTTAACTGACTCTGGATTACGGAGTCTTGGCAGAATAATACAAGAAAAGTCTTTACCGATTTCTGACCTTAGCGTAAATATTAAAACCGAGTTAATCGAAGTTATTCGTGCAGAAACAGAGCCACTTGCGTCAGCTTATAGCCCTGAAAACTCTTTTTATTTGATTTGTTTTCCAAGCCAACAAACAGTTTATTGTTTTGATCTTAAAGTGAAGCTTGAGAATAATGCTTATCGGGTTACGCGATGGACTTCAACAGGCCATAAGTCTTTCGAACGAGATAAAAATGGTACTTTGTACATAGGGACAATTGATGGCATTGGTAAATACGATGGTTATCAGGACAACTCATCAAGTTATCAGTTTCGATACTTTAGTCCAGGCTTAACTTTTGGTGATCCAAGCCGAATAAAACTGTTGAAAAAAATACGCCCAACATTGGTTGGCCTTAACGATGGAACAGTGTTTGTAAAGTGGGCTTACGATTTTGAAACAGCTTTTGCTAACTACGAAATTAATATTGGCGATCAAGACCCAGCATTTTTTGGGGTAAGCGAATATGGTGTTGGCAAATATACTGGTGGCTTACTAATTACTAGAAGGTCCATTCAAGGGACGGGCAATGGCGGGGTCGTAACAATTGGCCTTGAGTCATCAATAAACGGTTCTTCTTTATCCATTCAAGAAATAAACGTATTGGCGTTAATAGGTAAAACAGTATGAGTAATTACACTAAAACTACTAACTTTGGCGCTAAGGACACGTTGCCCTCTGGCGATACCAACAAAATTATTCGTGGCAGTGAGTTTGATACAGAGTTTGATGCTATTGCTACAGCATCGGCAACTAAATCAGATATTGCTTCGCCTACTTTTACGGGAACGGTGACAGTTCCAAATTTTACAGTTACAGGAAATGTGACTGTTGATTTAGGAAGTGCTGATACAGTCACCATAGATGGAGGGACGTACTAATGTCGCTTTTTGGTGATATAGCAGGCTTATCCGCAATTAATACGGCTTATAACAGGCTTGCAAGTGTTGGGCAATCTGCTCAATCTTCGGCAAATGCGCTTGCTACTCAGCTTGAGACTAAGGCTAAGTTTCAGCCTTTTAGTGTAACTACAACAACTGGAGGTGCTACTGTTGGAGCTGGTGGGGGTTTAACAGGTGTTGGCCCAACAGGAACAGCACTTTCGGTTGAGTCAGGTCTTTTGGGCAGAGCGCTTGCAGATCTTGCGGCTCCTGTTGGCGGCGTTGGCTTATCAACTCTTGGCGGAACTCTTGTTGGCGGTGCTGGAACTCAACTTGCAAGTGCTTTGCCAACATTTCCTGCTACAAACCAACTGGCTTTGCAAAGTCTAGCGGCATCAGGAGGTTTTCTTTCTGAGGCTGGAATGAGTCCTGCGGCAAGAGAGCAAGCTATATTTCAGCGTATACGCGCGGCTCAAACCCCAGAAGAAACGCGTCAACGGCTTGAATTGGAACAACGTTTGTTGTCTCAGGGGAGGCTTGGTGTTGCAACCAACCTTTATGGCGGTACTCCAGAGCAATTAGCACTTGCCAAAGCGCAAGCAGAAGCGCAAAACAACGCAATGATTCAAGCTATGGGGCAGGCTCAGGCAGAACGACAAATGGCTGGTCAGTTGGGAACGCAGTTTGGAACTATGGGAGCAGGGCTTGGGCAGGCTGCTCAGGATTTGCTTGCGGCTAGACAGGCCAGAGCGCTTGAATCTGCTCAGGTTGGTATGGGGCTTCTTACAGGCCGTGAGGCGCTTGAGGCGGCGCAATTGCAACAGTCGTTGGCGGCTACTAAGGGAGCATTTATTCCCCAGGCGGCGGCTCTTAATGCGCTTCAGCAGGGCATTGCAACGGCTGGCATGGCTCAGCAAGCAAAACAGTACGGCACTGGTATGTTTGGTGAGGCTACAATGACTGGCATTGATGCATTGCTTGCTTCGGGTCTTGGTCAAGGAACTCTGCTTGGTAACGTTGGCGCTGGGGTATTGGCGGCTGGCGCTCAAAGCGGTGATGGCGGATTGTTTGATTTTGTTTCTAACATTATTAAGCAACTATCGGATGTTCGGCTTAAAGAAAACGTTGAGCTTATTGGAAGAAACAAACAAGGCTTTAACATTTACAAATGGGATTGGAATGACAAGGCTAATAAGCTTGGTGAGTTTGGCTCTGAAGTCGGGGTGTTGGCTCAGGAGCTTATGGAAACTCATCCAGAAAGAGTTAGCTTGCATGACAGCGGTTATTATCAGGTTGATTACACAGGCATTTGGAGATAGACAATGGCGCTACCAAATTTGAGATTAAGTTCTGCTGTATTAGGCGGTCTTGCCCAGCCTGACTTTGCGCGCGCGGCTGGATTAAGCATTGGCGCAGGGATGCTTGGTGCTCAACGCAGAGCCGATGAAGCCGAAACTAGGGCTACCCAAGAAGCCAGTATTGAGTTGTTGCGTAAAGCACAGGTTGCTCAGGAAACGGGTGATATGGGCATGCTTACTGGTTTAACTGGCGAGCTTGACGCATTGTTGTCATCAACACAAAACGAACAATCTCGGCAAATAATTATGGACAGTCTTAACACTGTCCAGGGTCAACGTGCGGCTACTCAACAACAAGCCCAAACCAATACCGCAATGTCAATTATTAAGACAGAGCAGGCTCTTCAGAATTTTAAAAACCAAACAGGGCCGCTTTCAGATCAAGAGTTAACGGTTCAAAAAACATTGCAAGATCGACTTGCTATGATGAAACAGAATGGTGCGGCGGTGGCTGAAGCTGACACAATTAAATACACCACGCAGTTAACACAGCTAACAAGAGAAGAAAAAATAAGAGAACAGCAAAGCAAAGCAGTAACTGCGGCGCTTGCATCAACTCCCAAAGATTCTAAGCAGTATGAAAACATTGTGGCTCGCGCAAACAACATGGGACTTGGTGGCGCTGTTAAAAAATTTGAAAAATCAATGCTTGAAACAGAAAAGCTTAATATGGAGGTTCAAAAGTTAAGAGATGAACAACCAGGAAAGCCTCTTACAGAAGCTCAAAAAACTCGGTTAACAAATACTGGATATACTCTTTCTGGAGATCGCGTTGCTGACAGAAAAGCGTTTATATCTTTAGTTGAGGGAGAAGCGGCGGCGTTAAAAAATATTACATTGCGAAACATTACTGAGGTGAGCGGCGCAGAAGCAAAAGCCTTAGCTCGCCAAGCATTGCGAGATTTGCAAAATGAACCTGGAGCAGATCAATTTTTAAATATTTTTGATGACCTTAACGACGAAATTGACGAGCTTTCTGACAAAGAGTTACAAGAGCTTTATGATTTGTCTGAGGGCAAAACGCCTGCAGAAATAAGGCAAATAGCTGTTGATTGGACAAGAGACAAGTTTTCAGATGAATTTGAGGACATGCTTCAGGTTCAAGAAAACGAAAGCAGAGAGCTTGATGAGGCGGCTACTGCAATTGATGCTGTTATTGCGGCAACAAATGCAAAGTCTGGTGCTAAACCAGGGGATACTGACTACAAAGATCCAAACGATCCGCTGGTTAGAAGCTCGGCGCTTGAGCGATTAAAGTCTGATGCTAGTAAACAACGTGCATTGACACAGGCTCAAGGTGTTGGCGGTAGAGTTTTGTAATGAGCATTAACGATTTTGTTGTTCCGCAAAATGCTCTTGATGAGTACACGCAACCGTCGAGATTAAGGCAAGATGATTTTGTTGTTCCGCAAGAGTCAATTGATCTTATTGGCAAAAGCATTGAGCGCGATAAAGAAGCTGGCAAAGGATTGCTTGTTGAGTTTGGCGAGGGCGTAACCTTTGGGATGCTTGGCGAGTTGGCTTCAATAGCAAAAGCGGCAACATCAGACAAAGAATATGCTGTAGCTAAAAAAGAA